CGCTTGGGTCGACCTCTCAAATAACGCCACGCTCTCTCAAAGATAGTTACTTCACTACTATCGAAGGTTTGGGTAAAATAGGAAAAACGGGATTTATAAGGCGTGTTGGAAGATCGTTGAGATACTTCTTTGGGTTCGTTCAAATGGAGGCCTACGCATCAACGATAGGTTTCTCTTTTAAAGATAACCGAATTGCCGCCTATAATAGGTCTGACGGAAAAGAGATTGATTATGTTGACTTTGTTTTGAGTGATGATCCTATCCCATTGCAGGTTAAGCTATTTGTTACTGTCTATTACCACTACAATCTTTTTATCTCCGGTACTACCGTTAGATTTGAAAAGAGGGATAAGCAATCAGGTGGTGCACGCTTTGGATTTACTGATGTGGACCCTGAATATGCTTACAAATGTGCTCTTGCTTCAATTGTTGATGCAAAATCCGATTCTAATATGGGTTTTGTTGATATAATTCCTCTCCCTAAAATTGGTGATTTTCAACCTGAACAATTACCAGTTCCTACCCTCCTTAATTATGTCGCTGACGCCTTGACAAAACGTGGATATCCCTTCGTAAGAGAAGCGAAAAATAATGTTTGGTTAACCGGTGATAGTGCTATTGGACTTTATAAGACTCTTGTTAAAATTGTGAAGTGTGGAGATGAGATGTTCCAGAATCCAGACCCTGAACTTTATGCTAGGGCTAGATTGTTATGCCTTAATGACCAGAATGTGAGTTGTGGTTATATTAGGGGTTATCTTGATTGGACATTCCAAACTTTACTTGAGATACCTATTAGAGGTAAAAAGTCTGCCGGTTTTCTTCATGTGAAACCATATAGAGAAGATTTCTATGGGGTAAAACTCATTAGAAAGGGTGTTGCTACAAAGGAAGAACAGTTTATAAGTTCCTGTAAATATCTTGCTGATGCTATAACCAAGATGTATTATATGTGTGCTAGAAATCCTAATGTAACCCCCCTCGAGTTGATGAAGACTATGAAGCCTTCAATTACAAGACTCAATGTCAAAGTTGAAACAAAGACTGATGTTGATGATGTTTTCCAAATAGAAGTTGGAAAAGAACCTGATCATGAAAAAACTCGAGTTTTTTTT